CGCCCAGCACGTGCGCGCGGGGCATGGCGGCCAGCACCTTGGCCCAGGTGCCGGCGACGGCGTGGTGGGCTTCGTCGACGATCAGCAGCTGGAAGAAGTCGGCCGGCAGTTGGTGCAGCCGCCGGGCGAGCGTTTGCACGCTGGCCACCTGCACGCCTTGGCGCAGATCCTGGCGGTAGCCGGCGGCGATGATGCCGTGCTGGCAGCCGATGGCGTGGAGGGAGCGGCTGGCCTGATCTACCAGCTCCTGGCGGTGCACCAGGATGCAGACGCGGTTGCCGCGGATGGCGGCCTGCTCAGCGATGTGCACAAACGTGTAGGTCTTGCCGCCACCGGTGGGCAACACGAACAGCACGCGGCGGAGGCCGGCCATGTATGCGCCGCGGATCTCGGCGACGGCTGAGGCCTGGAAGGGGCGAAGTTGAACCATGCGCTGATGGTGCCACGCCGCCGGAGCACTGTGCAGAAATGTTACGAAATGCAACGGGATGCACGGGGATGCACCGGGATGCAAGTATGGTTCCCTTGTTCAGCCACTACACAGGGCATGAAGAACTTTATTCGCCGCTTGGGCTATCAGGTCGGCTGGGTTCTCGATTGGCGTCACCGGCAAGAGCGCCGCCGCTGGCAAAGAGAGTTCAACGCGCTTCAGGCACGGGAGCTTGGTGACCGGGACTTGGTGTATTACGCCCGCGGCCTAGGCAACTCGCCGGACTTCCAGCGCGCATGTGAGGCCGAAGCGCGTCGCCGCAGCCTTGACGTTCCTGCAAAGGAGCTGCGCTGATGCGCCACACACACGTTTCGGTCGAATCCAACGCTCTGGAGTTCGGCCAAGCTGTCAACCGCATCAAGCTGAAGCATCACCCAGGCCTCACCAACGAGGCCTATCACGAGCTCAAGGCGATCAGCCCCAGCCGGTTGAAGCTGCTGGCTCGCAGCCCGCTGCACTACTTCGACCGGTTTCTTGCTGAGGACCGCGAGAAGCCCGAGCCGACGCCGGCCATGCTGAAGGGCACAGCGCTGCACACAGCGGTGCTGGAGCCCGAGCTCTGGGACGCCACGATCGCCGTGCCGCCGCAAGCGTTCGACCGTCGGACCAAGGTGGGGAAGGAGCTGGCGGCCGAGTTCGAGGCCAGCAGCGCCGGCAAGATCGTGCTCAGCCCCGAGGATGCCGACGAGGTGCGCCGGATGGCTGACGCTGTGCGAGAGCACCCGGCGGCTCGCTTCCTGCTCGACATGCCCGGCCGCCGCGAGGCCTCCTATACGTGGACGGATCCGGCCACGGGCCTGGCGTGCAAGACGCGCCCGGACTGGCACTCGGAAGATCGGCGGATCGTGGTAGACGTGAAGACCACAAATGACGCCAGCCGCGTTGAGTTTGCCAAGGCGATCAGCAATTACGACTACCACGTGCAAGCGGCCTGGAACCAGGACGCGCTCGGCGCTGAGCAGTTTCTAACGATCGCCGTCGAGAACGCGCGCCCCTATGCGGTGGCGGTCTACCCGGCTTCAGGGTCGCTGATCGCCGCCGGACAGCGCCGCATCCAAGCCGCCATGGAGTTGCTGGCCGAGTGCTGGCGTACCGGCAACTGGCCTGGCTATGGCGACATCATCCAAGACCCCATTGATCTCCCCGGTTGGAACCATGACTGAATCCGCTTCCCTCGCAATCACCAGCCAGCAACAGAACCCTGCTGCGCTGGCCTTCCTGCATGACGGTGCAGCGCTTGACCATCGCTACCGCCTAGCAAAGGCGTTCAGCATGAGTGGCATGGTGCCGCCGCACTTCGCAGGCAAGCCTGAGGCGTGTCTCGTGGCGATGCTCTATGCAGAGCAGCTGGGAGAGCACCCGATGCTGCTGTTTCAGGAAATGTCTGTGATCAACGGCCGGCCGAACACGTCGGCCCGGTTCGCCATCGCCCGTGCCAACAAGTCCGGCCTGCTCCAGGGCCCGATCAGCTGGAAGAGCAAGGGCCAGGGCGACGCGCTGGAGGTAACGGCATCGGCCACCTTGCGCGACACCGGTGAGGTGATCACCGCCACGGTGACCATGCGCGAGGCCATCGCCGATGGCTGGACGCGTAATAACAAGTACAAGTCAATTCCAGAGCAGATGCTGCGCTGGCGTGCGGCCACCCGGCTGATCAACCTCTATCTGCCCGAAGTGCTGTTTGGCCTTGGCGTGCGCGAGGAGGTTGAGGTGCGCCCGGCTCAGGTGCAGGAGGTCAGCGCCGGCGGCGGCACAGTGGTCGCAGCCCTCAACCGCCAGATCGCTGCAGCTGCAGCACCGGAACCGCAGCCTGAGATCGTAGAGGTGGAGGATGTGCAGCCGGAACCTGAGCCTGCCGCCATTGATCCCTTCTGATGTATCTAACGACCGTTGCGCTTGCCGCTCGTTGGCGGTTGAGCACTAGCACATTGGCGCATTGGCGCCTTGTGGGGAAAGGTCCGCCTTTCCTCCGCCTCAGCAATCGTGTGCTTTATCGCATCACGGACATTGAGGAATACGAACAACAGACCACCATCAACAACAACACCGACAATGACTGACCCGATTGCAACACTGCTGCGCGCCAGCCAGCATCAGTTCATCGGCAACCTTGGCCGTGATCCTGAGACCCGTTTTCTGGACTCTGGCAAGTCTGTCACCAACGTGAACATCGGCATTGCGCATCTGGCCGATCGCGAGCAAACCGACTGGATCAAGCTGGAGATCTGGGGTGAGGATGGGCAGGCATTCGCTGATGCCTGCCGTAAGGGTGCACGTGTGCATGTAATCGGTCGCGTGAAGACCGACCGATGGACGGATCGGAATACGGGCGAACAGAAGATGCAGCTGTCCTGCCGAGTGGAGCAGTGGAAGCTGATTCCGCCTGCCGGTGCTGGGCAGGCCCCGACACCAGCGGCACCAGCCGCTGTGGCACCTGCTGCCCCCGCCGCACCATCGCAGCTGCCCCCGCATCTGGCCGCGGTCGGATGGTCGCCTAACCCAGCGAACGGCACCGTGGCAGCGCCGCAGGCGATGCCAGATAACGACTACGGCATCCCTTTCTGATGTGATCGCGCCCGAGTTCCTGGCACAGCTGCGGCAGCGTCACCGCGCCGAAATGGTGCTGGTGCTGGTGCAGCTGGAACAGGTCTGCCCTGGCTGGTGGGAGTCGCTCACCGATCTAGCCGAACAGCTCGGCACTGACCGGGCGACGCTGAACCGCTCATTGCGGCAGCTTGAGGATCTCGGCCTGATCCGCCGCTGTTCGATCTCCAACCGCTCCGGCACCTGGATTTGGTGGGTAAAGCGCTACCTTCGCGACCACCCACGGCCAGGTACTGAGCCAGCCTGGCGGCTGCAGTGCCAGCAGACTGGCGCTGAGATCAGGGTGCCAATCTCAAGCCGCCGCCAGTGGGCAGCGGATCATGGCGTGCCTGTCAGCACGCTGTGCGCGTTCTTGTACGGGCGCCAGCAGACCCTACGGGACCGCTGGCGGCTGATCGGCTCACCACTGGATTGTTAAGTATTGCTACGTCAGCCACGCAGGCGGCCTGCGCGGCGGGATGATTAGCGCACGGCCGGAGACGGCCACCGCCCCATCTCATCATGCAATGACAAGTTCCTATTCAGATTTCCTCTACCGCAAGCTAAATACCGGAGCTGACCATGGGTTTGATCCGGTGTTTATGCCCGATCAACTGTTTGACTTTCAGCAAGCGCTTGTTCAGTGGGCAGTGCGCAAAGGCCGCGCCGCTATCTTTGCGGATTGCGGACTAGGCAAGACAGCCATGCAGCTTACCTGGGCTGAGAACGTGGCGCGTCATACTGGCCGCCCAGTGCTCATCCTGACACCTTTAGCAGTCGCTGCGCAGACCATCCGTGAGGGTGAGAAGTTCGGCATTGAGTGCTACCGATCCAGTGATGGGAGCGTGCCAGGGCGCGTCGTGATCACCAATTACGACCGACTTCATCTGTTTAATCCTGATGACTTTGATGGTGTTGTCTGCGACGAATCCAGCATCCTTAAGTCGTTTAATGGCTCCACGCGTAAAGCAATCACCCGATTTATGGCGAAGATGCCTTATCGGCTGCTCTGCACTGCGACCGCCGCGCCAAATGATTACGCAGAACTTGGCAACTCATCCGAAGCACTGGGCGAGCTGTCCTATAGCGACATGCTGCGCCGCTTCTTCACTCAGTTAGACGATAAAGGACAGAAGCGAGAAGAGCGGCTGCAGCAATCTGCCGAGGCCATGATTGACGCTAACGCCAACTATTACAAGAAGCTGGCATTCCGCGTCTCTCAGACAATCGGTCAATGGCGGCTAAAGCATCATGCCAGAGGACACTTCTGGCAGTGGGTCGCCAGCTGGGCACGTGCGTGCCGGATGCCGTCTGATATTGGATACAGCAACGACGGATTCATCCTTCCACCACTGATGGAGCGCGATCACGTCATTTCACCGTCAGCCCCCCCCGAAGGGATGCTGTTCTCGCTGCCAGCGTTTGGCCTGGCAGAGGAAAGGGAGGAGCGTAAGCGCACAATTCAAGAGCGGTGCGAGTACGCCTCACGGATTGTGAATCATGATCAGCCCGCAGTGATATGGTGTCACACCAACGCAGAAGCTGATTTGTTAGAGAGCCTAATCCCAGATGCCGCGCAGATCGCTGGCCGCACTCCTGACACTCGAAAGGTTGAGCTGTATGAGGACTTCGCATCTGGCGCTCAGCGTGTACTGATTATCAAGCCCAAAATTGGCGCATGGGGCCTGAACTGGCAGCACTGCGCACACGTCGTTACATTCGCCAGCCACAGTTATGAGCAGTATTATCAATCTGTCAGACGTTGCTGGCGGTTCGGTCAGCAACGTCCCGTTCAGCTTGACGTCATCGCAACAGACGGCGAGGCAAGGGTACTGGCAAACATGCGCGCCAAGTCTGAACGCGCCTCGCGGATGTTTGAGGAACTGGTCGCGCAGATGAATCATGCTGCCACGATCAAGCGCACCAACGACTACACCACCACGCCTTCACTCCCACAATGGCTGTAAAAGATCAACTGCTGACCGACCGATACGCCATCTACAACGGCGACTGCGTAGAGGTCATGCAATCCATGCCCGACTCATCCGTACATCTCACTGTATACTCGCCACCGTTCGCCGGCCTGTACCAGTACAGCAGCGACGACAGGGATATGTCAAACTGCATTAACTATGATGAGTTTTTTGATCATTACGGTTTTTGCATTGATGAGATCGCCAGACTGACGATGCCTGGCCGTATCTCGGCTGTTCACTGTATGGACATTCCGCTCAGCAATGCCGGCTGCGATTCAATGTTTGATCTTCCAGGTCGGATCATCCGTGAACACGAGGCCAGAGGGTTTGCTTACGGTGGTCGACGTGTCATCTGGAAGGAGCCACTGATGGTGCGTAATCGGACCATGATGAAGAGTCTTCATCACAAGACACTCTGCGAGGACTCCACTCGTAACAGTATTGCCAATGCTGACTATTTGCTGATGTTCCGCCGTAAGGGCGAAAATCAGGTGCCAGTGACTCACGAGGTCGGATTGATGCACTACAGCGGAGAGCGCAGCGTGCCAGCTGATCTTAATGGTTTCAGAGGCATGAAAGGCGACCAAAAGAAGAATCAGTACAGTCAGTGGATCTGGCGTCAGTACGCATCAAGCGTATGGGATGACATCAGGATTGATAACGTACTTCATTTCCGATCAGCTAAGGATGCTGAGGACGAGAAGCATGTGCACCCATTGCAGCTAGACGTAATTGATAGGGCAGTTGTGATGTGGAGCAACCCAGGCGAAACCGTACTGACGCCGTTTATGGGCGTTGGTAGCGAGGTCTATGGATCAGTTATGGCTGGTCGCCGTGGTATTGGCATTGAACTAAAGCCCAGCTACTACCGGCAGGCTGTGCGCAACTTAGAGCTAGCCAACAACTCAGAAGGCGATGCTGAGCAGTCGTCTTTGTTTGACTGAAGCAATGTCGCATTCACCGTGGGCTGATCCTCCTGGCTTTCGTGATACTTGCGCAGACATGAGCCGCCCATCTTACGGATGGGCGGTGATCACATCACCTGGCGGAGCATCAGGAGCGAGGATCGCAATCATTGCAGTGAAGGATTGGCAGCTGGCGCTACGCACCATGCCCTACCGCTGGCTCAATGTTCACCCTAGACAGCCTGCGTCAGTCGGTGACACCGCCGAGCTAGTCGAGGAGACGTTGGCAAGGATCGCTAAGCGATCTGAGAAGCTGCCGCCAATTAACTAAATCCACCAATCCACCCTTCGCACCAATGACAGAATCATTCACGGTCCGTATCCGCCGCCTACTTGATATGCGGCAAAAGTACGGAGATCAGAAGGTCTTGGACCTGCTGGAACTGGCAACGATTAAAACCGAAGGCATCGTTAGCACACAGCAGTTAATGGATCGCTGGAAGGTGACACAGCCAAACGTCAGCCGGCGCATCACAAACCTGCAAGCACTAGGCCTCATTGATGTTTCATCAGGTGATGGCGTTTATCACGTCCACTGGTCTGCCCTACGATGACCGATCATTGCGTCATTGATCTTTGCAGTCAGCCGCCACGGTTCTACTGTGAAATCTGCCAAGATAGCGAAGAGCTGGAGCCGCCGATCTCACTGCATGAAGCGGCACGCATGGGCCGCCAGTTTATGACTGATCATGCAGCTTGCGCAGAACCTCCAGACGACTGGAACAACCATCCAAGCCTGACACCAGCTGAACGCAACCCAAATCTGAAATGAATCGCCTTAGCATCATCTCCTTTCTGTTGGTCGTGATCCCAATTGCAGGATGGGCGACATACACAACAGTTGATCGCTGCGACCCTATGGAGTGGAATCAATGTCGCTGATGACACCAGATCAGGTCAAGGTCGCGCTGGAGTCCTATGGGCTAAGTCATCACAAGATGGCGAAGGTCTTAGGCTGCTCGCGTGAAGCTGTGCGCTCTGTGCGCATCGGGAAGTCGTTTCGCGACGTGCACCCTGATCTGCCGCGCTGGCATACAGTGCGCGCACCAACCGCTGAATACAGCTGTGCGCTGTGTCAGCATTGGCGCAGCGATGAATGCGACTTAGGCTTCCCGGACCCGAAGGAAGACGGCCACGGGTTTGCGCATGAGTGCATCAACTATTCGCCAGATCGCAGCCAGTCAATCAGCGCCGCCTGAGCGTCTGGCTGCCACCAGGCCTGCAGCCGCCACCAGCTGAACACCTCACGGTGCCCCTTGAGCCTGTTGCAGCGCAGACATGCTGGTACCAGGTTGTGGCGCACCGTGAGGCCACCTCTCGCCCGCGGTTGAATGTGATCCAGGCTCTGCGCTGGCGCGTCGCAGTATGCGCAGCGATGCTGCCATGCGGCGAAGATGCTCTGTCTAAAACTGATGCGGGCCTGTTTGGCGGTCACCAATTCGGTGCCGTCGATTCGGGCCTGCATAGTGTCGAGGCTGTTCCATCAATGCTAGGCGATGACCACAGGGCGCTTTCTGGTGCTGGAAGGCATTGACGGCTGCGGCAAGACCACGCAGCTAGAGCGCCTGCGCGCATGGTTGCCGGCCAGTGGACTGATGCCGCCTGGCGCTGAGCTGGTGGTGACCAGAGAGCCCGGCGGCACTGCGCTGGGTCAGGCCCTGCGCCAGCTGCTGCTGCATTTCCCTGGCGATGCTGCACCTAGCAGCATCGCTGAGCTGTTGCTGTATGCCGCCGATCGCGCTCAGCATGTACAGCAGTGCATTGCCCCGGCTCTGGCGGCCGGTCACTGGGTGCTGAGCGACCGCTTCAGTGGTTCCACCGCCGCCTATCAGGGCCATGGCCGCGGTCTGCCGCTGCCGCTGATTGACCAGTTGGCCACGATCGCCACTGGCGGGATCTGCCCCCATCTCACGCTGCTGCTGGAGTTGCCATTGGCTGAGGCTCTGCGTCGCCGTGTCGGTCGCCCAGCCGATCGCATCGAAGCCGGCGGTGACGCCTTTCTGCAGCGGGTTTGCGACGGGTTCAGCTCACTAGCGGGGCAGCATAGCTGGTGCCGTATTGACGCGGCACAGCCGCCGGATGTGGTGACGCAGGCGATCCAGGTGGCGATCTGCGCAAGCTGTTAAGTATTGTTACGACTCTGCGATGCTGCGCTGACGGCGGCTGATAATTAGCACACGAGGCGGCAACGTCTCACTATCCCATCAACCATGCGACCGATTCTTCTGGCCACCGCTTGGGCCTGTATCACGTTTGGCCTAGCAGGCGCTTTTGCCTGGTGCGTCACCAGTGGGTTGACTGACGCCACCCGCGCTGATTGCCAACGTGGCATCGGCAACGCTTGCGAGCAACTTGTTCGTGATGGTGTTAAGCCATGACTCAATACGGATTCCGCCGTGGCTCGCAATGGGTGAAGCCGCCAACACGTCAAGCGCACCTGATCCCTAAGGATGTGCCATGGCTGCTCTACTGAAATCCGCGCTATTCATCAATGAACTTGCATCAGTTAAATGCACAGCCGTGGCGGTTCATGCCAGGCGATACTGCTTACGTCCGAAACTGGCCAGATGGCCACTCAGTGCTGATCTTAAATCAATGCAACACGCGCTGGCCTCATTACATCGTCGCTGATGCAACTGGTAATGAGTGGCGCATAAGTCAACTTGAACTGTCACGGAAACCGATCTTATGGCGATGACCTTTTGGCAAGAACTCGACGAACTCCGCGCCAGGGTCAGGGCGCTGGAAGCCAAGTACGAGACGATGCGCCTGGCCACGCTGGAGTGGGGCAAGGACGTAGAGAACCTCCAGCGATGGAGCGATCAGCACCTGCTGCGGATTGAGCGACTGGAGGCCGGCGCCACCTGCCCGCATATCGTCAGCAGCGACGAAGGCACCAGCTACTGCGACCTGGCGCTGCAGACTGCAACCTCTCAGCCTGATCCGATTGACGAAGAGGAGAACGACCTCCGGTTTAGGGCCGCTCTGGCTGCGATCGAAAACGCCACGCCGGAACAGATCCGTTCGGCGGCCGGGCTACCTGAGCGCAGCTCGCTGGTGGAGCGGGTGGCCCTCGCGATCAGCGGAGTTGAAGACAGCTCATGCCGGGACGATGAGGCAGTCAACTGGGCACCCGAAGCCCGCGCCGCGATCCGTGAGGTGGCGGCGTGGTTGATTGACCGAAGACGCGACGATGATTGGCTTGCACCTTTTGAAGAGCTTGCCGAGCTGCTGCAAGAGGAGGCCGATCAATGACACGCCTTATTTCCCCAACCGCCAAAATCATCCGCCAATGGGAAGCCGAATGGGACACCAACGGTGCAGCCCACTGCGACAAGGCCCTCTACATCGCCGCAAAGGCTGCAACATGGGGCGCCAAGGCTGCCATCGAGTGCGCTCTCAGGGACACTGCCTCATGCCACTGGCGCGTTGCTGATGGCCCTGAAGATGGAGTGCAACTGGTGCGTGCCAGTGATCTGGTGGCTTGGGCTGCTGCCATCGGCAAGCGTTATGAGGTTGAAGAATGACCCACCCCATCACCCCACCGCCGGAGCTGGTGCAGCAGTGGCTGGAAGAGCTATACGGCGGTCCAGTTTCTGTGATTAGCCCATTTGATCAACGCGTTCTTATAGCTGCCGCCCAATGGGGCGCCGACATGGAGCTGGAGGCGTGCTGTGTAGAGTTGAGCAAAAATACCTTAAACGGTGCTTTCTATGTAGGTAAAGAAGGTTGCCCTTCGTGGCACCACTTTGCTCTTAAGGTTATTGACAAGCTCCGCGCCGCCCGCCGACCCAAACCGCCGAGCTTGAAGGAGCAGGCGCTAACTGCGCTGACGCGGTACACGACCGGTGAAACAATCCTCACCAATGGCTCTGTTGACATCATCCGCCGCGCCCTGGAGCAACTCGATGACTGACCTCTCCCCCGCCGCGCAGGCGGTGCTGGATGCGGCTGATTCCACATTCAACCAGGCCGGAACGACTCGCCAAGGCATCGCCGCCGCCCTGCAAGCTGCTGTCGACAAGGTGCTGCCGGAAGTGGTCAACGCTGTTGGGGATGAGCACGACGATGCTCGTCAAGACCAGTGGACGCGCATCCGCCGCAAACTGCTCGCCATCGCCGCCGAGCTGGAGGGTGGCAATGACTGACGACGACAAGTTCATTGCGATTGCCACAGTAGCAACCCTTCTGATTATGTTTGCAGTCGCCTGGTGGTGGTTGCCGCAAAAGTGGCAAGCCTGCCAAAAGTTGTATGACAATCGCCCAGCTCAAGTATTCTGCCTTGGAGCTAAATGACTGACTACAAAGCAACGCCCTGGCAGTGGGCTCAAGTTCAGAAATGCGCCGAGCTGGAGGCCACCTGATGCGCCGCGAACGTCTGCACCTACAAGGCGGTATGAGCGTTGAAACCGGCCGCGACTGGAACGGCCGCTTCTTCATCGCCCACGCCCACTGCGCTGCGGTGTTCATCCGTGACGCCAAGCTATTGCGGCGGTGGCTGCGGCTGTCGCCGAAGACACCCAGCAGTGAGGCGCTTGCATCATGGCTGGCGTCACTCGGCGCAGCTGATGCACCGGCAGCGCCTGATGGCCTCAGCGCTGAACACGTCGCCACCGGGTTCGGCCCGGAGTGCCACGGCGTCGATGAGACTGATCCCAACCACAACACACGCACTGTGATCTGATGACCACCACCACCAACGACTGCGACCCGAACGAACAGCTGGCGCGGCAGAACCGGCTGGAAGACCTATACGAGGCCGACGGTCGAGGCAATCCCGACCACCCGATGCACGGCCTTTATACCGGACTGCACCAGCAGGAGGTAGCAGCGTGATCCTCGCCGACTGGCAGATCACCGCCCGCGCAACCGGCGGCATGATCACCCCATTCGACCGTGAGCAGATCAACCCGGCCAGCTATGACGTCCGCCTCGGCGACGTGCTGCTGATTGAATCAGCCGAAGGCCCCGACCTAGTGCCGTACCCACTGGGTGGGCACACACAGGAGAACCCGTACCTGTTGCGCCCCGGGCAGTTCGTACTGGCACACACGGTCGAGGTCTTCAACCTGCCCGATGACATCGCAGCTCAGTTCCTGTTGAAGTCCAGCCGCGCCCGCGAGGGGCTGGAGCACCTGATGGCCGGCTACTGCGACCCTGGATGGCATGGCAGCACGCTCACCATGGAGCTGCACAACAGCCGCCAGCTACAACCGGTGCCGCTGTGGCCTGGCATGAAGATTGGCCAGATGATCTTTTACCAGATGGCCGGCATACCACAGCGCAGCTACGCCATCACCGGCCGCTACAACGGCGACACTTCCGTCCAACAAAGCAAAGGCTAATGCAAGTCACACAAACACAAACCGCAACGTACACTGTCATCAATCAAGTTACGACAACGACGCGCCCCATCGTTACCGTTAATCCATACCCTCGGCGCTCTTTCTACGGCACAGCCGGCGATGATCACATTACCGGAAACATCGGCGATGACATCATCCAGGGAGGTGACGGCAACGACATTATCAATGGCGGCCAAGGATCTGATGACATCAGCGGAGGATACGGCAACGACCGCATCTGGGGTGGAATCGGTAACGACAACATTTCCGGCGGATACGGCAGGGACGTATTACTCGGCGGCGAAGGCGACGACCGCATGAACGGCGACGATGGCGACGACTACCTCAGTGGAGCCGAAGGTAACGACACATTGATTGGCGGAGCTGGCAATGATGTATTGAATGGAGGAACCGGCCGCGATGTGATGGAAGGCGGCACCGGTCGCGATCTTTTTAACGTCAACATCAGCAGCGGCGAGCGCTGCATTATTATTGATTTCAACCCAAAGGAAGACAGGCTAAGCCTGGACAAGCGAGCCGCTTACTCGTTCAAGCGGTATGAAGCAACCACTGGGTTCTACCGCACAGGCACCGAGCTATACGCCAACGGTCAACCAGTTGCGTTGCTTGCGTGGACTTACATTGACACGATGCCAGCCAACACTAGCTTCTGGTGGGTGGAATGAGTGACCTAACTGAGCGGTTGATGGTGCGTCTTGCGACATCACCGCGCACCGGCCGCACATTGAGAGGATCTGCGATTGTGGCCATCCAAGAGGTTGGGCATGATCTGCGCCGCGCTGGCTACAGCGCTGCAGCAGACTACTTGCAGCATCAGGCGGATCTGGGTATTGCTGCTGAGCTGGAGGGTAGCCCGTGACCGCTCCCCAGGTACTGGAGACCATCGCCCGCGATGGCGGAACGATTGAAGTGCTGCAGGATCATCGCGGCTGCGTCTACCACCGGGCATGCGCTCGTGGGTACTGCCGCTACGCCGAGGATCGCTGGCAGGCTGAGCTGTACCTGGATCAGCTGCTGGCGCGTTGAATGGTGTGATCGGTGGCGGTGGCTCACGCGCCTAACCCACCTCGCCGCTGCCGATCACCCAGCGGACTGCCCAGGACTTGCGTTCTGGAGCGCTCAGCCTACACCAAACCACGCCAGCGGACCGCGGCGCCGCTGCGGCGGCTGTTGCCTGATCTCCTTGGCTTCCAGCTCGGCCATCTGCTGCAGCAGTTGCGTTGCCAGTCGGGTTTGCATCGCCCATGCCCGGTAGCACTGTTCTGCGATCCTGCGCAGCTCATCGGTATCGGTTGTGCTGCGGATCACCCGACAGGCCTTCTCAACCTCAAACGACTCTTCAGCTGTGGTGTCGAACCGTAGCCAGCCCATGGCATTGACGCGATGCCTTTGCAGTGTATGCTCTGCCTGAATTGCTGTCTGGTTCAATGCTGACTGGTGATGCGCTGCTAGCGAAAGTGAAGGAAATGCGGAAGTCAGACCGCGATGCTGTGGCCGAAGCCTGCGGCTACTCGTTCAATGGTCGTCTGCGTATGAGCGCGTTCTATCAGGCGCTGATCGACGCAAACGGCGTCAAGCTGCTCCAGTGCGAGCCTAAGCGCCGCGGTCGGCCGGCATCGTATCGCGGTCGTGTGCTGCACAATGGGCAGGCGGCGGTCGGCGCCAGCTATACGCGTGAGCTTGGCGCCAAGGCTGGCGATAAGGTCACGATTTCAGTACGCGGCGGCTCGCTGGTGTTACGAATTGTTGCTGATGATCAATGAGCGATGAACGGCGCCGGTACGGTTGAGCGGTCCATCTCACGGCCACGATGAAGACCATCATTCGATCCGACTGGGGACCGGCCATGCACCGTGCATCACGCGTCAGCGCTGCCGCTGGCGTGTGGTGCTATGTGGTTGTCGCTGACCTGATCAGGCTTACCTATGCAGCTGGCGCTGAGCTGCGCCGCGCTGTTGACCACCGCAGCCAGCAGCTGGCCGCGTTGATGGCGCCAGCTGATGGAGAGCTTGAGTCCGAGCCTGAGGTGCGGTCGTTGCGCGGCGACGACCTGGAGCATCTGAGCCAGCGGCAGCTGATGGCGCTAGCTGGTGTGCGCCGCCGGCTGCCGAAGGCGACGCTGATCCAGATGATCCGCGAGGATTGACACCGTCAGGCTATGCGCTACAATGTGTGGCATCGGGGGAGACCCCACACGGCAGCCCGGAGGCTGCGCTGATCATGGCAACGGCCACCGCTGTTCTGGCAACCATCCCGGCTTCTTACCGAATGAAGCGCAATCAGGTTGGCGGCGCCGAGCAGCAGCTGCGCCAGCTGGAGCAGCTGGCGGCCGACTTCACGGTCAAGCAGCTGGCTTACGGCGTGCTCTACGCCGACTCAACTGGCCGCGTTACTGGCACTATCTCGGTAACACTGCGCCGCGCTACGCCATGGCAAGCTGCGCAGCTGCTGGCGGCCATGCTCAACGACGGCATCGAGCTGATCGCTGATGTCTCCCGCTGGATGAACGCCAACGCCCTGAGGGTGCTGGCGGGACAGTAGTAGCATCAGCCCGACAGCGCCCAGCCCTCTGCTCCGCACGGCTGGGTCATCAACTCCACAGCTCACGCGGATCCTTGCCGGTCGCCATCATCCGGCTGAGCCGTTCAGCACGCTGCCCGACCTGGCGGGCCCACTTCGAGTCGAGCATCATCGTCGCCGCCTGTTGGTACTGGCCGGCCGCCACCGTCGCCAGCGTCCGCTTGAACGCCAGCAGCCCGACGATGCCCAGGTTGAAGGCCATGTCTAGCAGTACGCGCTGGCGCACCTCATCCAGCGTCGCCGCCCACGGCAGCGCGTGCTGAAGCTCGCGCTCCATTGCCGCGATGTCGTTAGCAAGCAGCATGGCGGACTCCTCGGCGCTGATGCCACGGTCCTCCAGGTTGCGGCCTACGCCGATCGTCAGCTTGCCGGCGGTGCAGCGGTAAGGCTTGAGGCGCTCGCCCTCGTGGAGTCGGAGCTGCCTCACCATCGCGTCGCGATCAATCATCGACGGGGGAACGCGAGACGCAGCGCCTGCAGCCCCAGCTGAATCAAGCTATTGGCGCGCAGCGGCGACAGGCCGATAATCTCACTGGCCGCGGCAACGGCAATGGCGATGATCGCGGCGGTGTTCGCATCCATGGTGATTGTGCGGTCTGTGTTCAGCCTAAGGCTTCGCCAGGATTGCCCAGCCGGTGCCAGGCCCTTCTACCATCCAACGCGGGCCGAGGTTCTTCCTGCTGTAGCGCAGCCGGGCGCCCCAGTTGTTGACATAGACGCCGGCCACTAGGTCAAGGTCACCGAACGGATCGTGCACGAGCAGTGCATCGTCGCTGTAACCGATCGCGCAGATCCAGTGGCCGCCACCCACCGGCGCTGAGACGGGGCCCTTGTGCAGGATGCCGAGAGGCACCGGGATGCCTCGGTTGATCTGCCCGGTGATCGTCGCCCAGTTGGCGGCATGGGTGAGGCTGGCTTCCACGCCGAACGACTGAAGCGCCTTCAGCTGCGACACGCTGTCGGTGGTGTCGCCGTAGCGCAGCACCCGACCCAGGTATGCGTCATCGCCATTCGGGCCACGCAAGGTGCCGGGCTTCAGCGTCTCAAGCAACATCGCGCAGGAACTGCTGAAGCACATGCGCAGCGCGTGCTGTGTGCTGCTGTCGCGCTGAGAGTAGTAAGGCACCTGCAGTGGATTGCTCAGACTGCGCGGCTCTGATTGCTTGCCCGCTGCCTTCCATGTTTCATACCATGCCGCATCATCTTTCTTGAGGCTGGCCGGCACAGCTTCCCACAGCTGCTGCACTGCTGCGCGTTGATGCGGTAGTCCTTTCCAATGCTCAAAAAACGGTATCGGATCGTTGATCATCGCCGTTCACCTAATGCACGCAGAACCCCAACTTGCACGCGTAGGTTGTTGAGCTCAGTTCGCACTAGCTCGATTCTTTCGTTCTGTTGATTGTCAGACTTAACCAGTGCCTGGATCTGAGTCTGTATCACATCCATCCCAGCCCACACTCTGATGGCTGTGCCGACGATTGCGATCATGCCGGCTGCGACCATTGCCGGGATTGCGTCCTCAAGCTGGCGCCCCACGCTTTTAGGTTCAGGTGGTGCCATGGTCGGAATGCGAGGGGCCGAGAATGAGCGGACGGACGCGAGGCTTGCAATGCTCATGGTACGACACAGCGGCGACGGGCAAAGCTGCCGCCAGCTGCGCCCATTGAGTCAGCCTACGCGTTCTGTGCCAGCTGTGCAGAGATCAGCGGCCCTGGCCACGCTGCAGCTTGCGTGTGCCGCGTGGCTTGCTGCGTTTCGATTGGCCCTGATGTGTGCGCTTCGGTTTGCCTGGCGTGTGCTCAACGCGCCCCATGGCGCCGGTCTTGCTGCGAACGGTCATGGATGATCTGGATCGGGCTCAATATCTGGATCAGTGGTGGTGGCTTCCTGCTCATCAGTCGGCAGTTCGATGATGAGCAGCTCGCCAGTCTGAACGTTGATTTCGACGCGGTGCATGATCAACCCTCATAGAGAATGTTGATGGTGCCGGCATCGAATGTATCGGTGCCGTTGACTGTGGTGACGCGCACGCGGTCGAGAGCGCCGGAGAGAGTGACATCCCCAGCAGACATACCAGCCGTATCTGCGCGGCTGTATAAAACACCTTGGCAGACCCAAGAGTTTGAAGCTATGTTTGCAATAATTACACTACCTTTTGAAGTTGTTGCCGCTGAAATGTTATTCGCGCAAATAAAACCAGACGTATAAGTGGTAGCTGCAGCGGCGGCACCAGTTACGTTTGCAAGAATTGAAGAATACCCAGTTATAGCCATGGAGCCAGAGCCTATCTGTATTTGAATCGGCGACGTTCCACTCGTGCTGACGCCGCTGAACATCACCGTGATTCGTTTCACCCAGCTTGGTATGCTCGTGAAGTCAATAGCCGTTCCAGATGCTGTAACTGCTGTCGCTGTTCTGATAAAACCGCTAACACCATCTGATCGGATCTCGGCGATCTTGACGCCACCAGCCGCGAGGCCAAGCGTATCGGCTCCGACCCTATAAATGCCCGTATTGGTGTCAGATCCAA